AGAAATTCACAGAAGAAAATGGTGAATTATTAAACGAATTAATTTTCGATAGACAATTATATATGTAAGATGAAAGATTTGTTTTTAATTTATATCAATGTTATCGGTAAAGACTGGAAGGGAATTAACTTGTATGAGTTTATATTCTCAGAAAGTAAAGAAAATATTGATGGTGATGATTGGGATGCAATACCAGCTTCTGGTAGGCCAAGTGCACCACATGAGGAACATGTACAAAAGGTTGGTAGATTAACAACGGAAGATTTTAGTTTACATGTTATTCAAGAAAGTGATTCATTTTCAGTATGGGATGCTGTTGATGGTGTTATCGCACTAGGGTGGGAAAACATGGATGATTATGAAGAATACCCAGAAACGAGATTGGCGTTTCATTTCGGGGAAGATATAAAGACCGTGGAGGCTAAACTTTACGCACACGACCTAATACTAGAATACAAAAAAGAGACAAATGGAAAACTCAAAAAAGAAGATACTGAATAAATTAAACGAAGGTAACGATAAAGCTGAAATGCAAAGAACCTTTGATGAAAGATTGCGTGATGCAGAAGATGTTGTTAAAACCTCTATGGGGTCTGATATGGCACCAGAAGATGTTAAAGATATCGCTGGTAGATTGGCTACAGAATCAGTTGAAAGTGGGGGGTTCAATCCAGTTGTTCAATATCATAGTGATAGAACAGATGAAACACCATTTATGATAAACGGTACTAAATGGCAATATGTCAACGCAATTTACCCAGACGGTAAAAAAGATATTGGTGTTTACAGATATGGTCATGATTTGGCTTATGATTTCAAATGGTTTATGGATAATGTTGTTGGTAAACTTAAAAATGCTACCGAAGGAAAGGTGGTTGAAACTAATCAAGAAAGTACTGGTGAAGACTACGGAGATGTAGGTATGCAAGACTTAGAGGTTGGTGCTGATAAGTATGATGAATATAGAGCACTTATGGCACAATTGGCTGCTGAGGAAGGTGGTGAACAAGAAGCTAGAGTTATGGAAACTGATGACCAAGAACAAACTAATGACCCAGTTAAACTTAAGAATGATGTTGCTAAACTGATGAGTAAATTAGATATGTCTTCAATTGCACCATATTTAGCTAAGATTGATAACCCTACCGAACAAGCTGAGGTTATTGCACAATTTGCTGAAAAGATTGGTGTTCCTAAGGGTAAATTAAGTTCGGTGGTTTCACAACTTAAAACTGTTGCTGAGGGTGTTAAAATGACTAAGAATAAACTAATTGAAACTGTTACTGGTAGAAAGGTAATAAAAACAATTAAAGTAAAAGATATTAAGTAATGGACTATAGAAAATTAGCAAAAAAATCATTGGATGAGGCGACAAAACCTAAAAAGGTTATTAATGAGCGTATCACCTATTCTGAGGGTCATAGCGAAAGAATGGACCCACAGCTTGAAAGAGAGTTGAGGGAAAGAAAGCATTCGTTGGGTGACCATCCTATTTTTCCAGAGGGTGACGAAAAGACATTTGAACAAAAAATTATGGGTGAAAGGTTTGATGATGTAATGAAAAATTACAAAGCAAAATTTGATGTTTCAACTATCAATAATGATGAGGTTATGAATGGTCAAATGGGTATGGTTTATGAATGTATGGAAATGGAATCTACTCATAAAAAAGAACTAGAAGAACTAGCGGTTAAAATGATTAGAGATGAATATAATATTTCAGAGGATGTTGTTGAAATCATCGCAGAATTAACTGATAAGATTAGTCTTGAAGGAACTAGTAAAAATGAACTCCCAACAATGGTTGAAGTTGAATTTGATAACCATAATTCAATAGCTGATGCCAACGCAAATGTATATAAAAGAAGATTTCTTAATGCAATGACACAAGGTGCTGCTAAGAAGTCATCACATATGTTCCATATGGTTGATAAAGAACTTTCGGCAATGGACCCAAGACTTACCACAAAATACGGTAAATTAATGGCTGCGGCTGATTACTGTTATTATGTTGTTCCAGACATGCACGATGTAATTGAGACTAATGAAGATGGGTTACATGTAGGTAAGACTGTAACTGGTGGTATTGTTAGAGTGACGTTGCCAACAGAAGAAAACCCTAAGTGTCAGATTCATGCACAAGGTATGGTTTTCCCAGTACTTATCCATGAATTGGTTAAGGGTGTTATGGAGATACTTTCAGCACATGGTCTTCCAGAAGATGAGAAGATTGCAGAATACGTTATTGGTAAATCAGATTTCCTAGCAGCTGAACCATGGGATATGAGGTTAGGACCAGCAATATGGGATAGATTCACAAGGTTGATTAAGGGTGATGATTTTGGATTAAAACATAATGTTTATTCTGAATTGGCTGCACTACCAGTTAAAGAGTTTAATCATAAGATGAGAGAAATTATGGCTGGGACTAAAGCTGGTCAGCAAATCATCAACGATATTGTTGAGAATTGTAAAAAACGAATCCAAGAAGATGGGTATCGTGATGAAATTGGGGATGATGATTCAGATGGATTTTCACTCAACGATTTAGATGATATCGATATAAACGAACTACTATAAAAGAAAGCCTCACATTGTGGGGCTTTTTTGTTTTTAAGCCATTTAGCTTTTTACGCATATTTATATAGAAAAGAATATGCTAACAACCAGTGAAATATTTAAGGAATATGCCTTATGCATACAAGACCCAATATATGCAATTGAGAACTATATCGAAACATTTGATAAGACTCAAGAGGGTTTTGTTCCGTTTAAGTTGTTCCCAAGACAGAAACAAATTGTTAAGGCTTATGAGGATAATAGATATAATTTAGTTACCAAGCCAAGGCAAGCTGGTATATCTACCACTACACAGGCTTACATGGCCGTTAAAGCGGGGTTTGCTGACCCAGACAACCCAGAGGTTGTTCTTATAATTGCAAATAAGCTTAAATTATCAGTAAAATTCTTAAAAGGTATTAAAGATTATCTAAAACAGTTACCTAGATGGATATGGGGTCCAGCGTATTATGGTACTGAAGAAAACGAAAAGAAATCAATTTTCATTACTGATTCTAAAATCGAAATTGAATTACCTAATGGTTCTCAACTTATTGCGGTTGCAACATCTGAGGATGCACTTAGGGGGTATACCCCAACATACCTTGTATTTGATGAGGCTGCCTTTATTGATAATGGTGATGCTGTTTATACTGCGGCCATGTCGTCAATCTCTACTGGGGGAAAGGTAATACTTATTTCCACACCTAATGGTATGGACCCACTATATTATAAAACATACGAACAATCTAAAACTGGAAAGAATCAATATCATATTATTGAAATGCGTTGGTATGAAGACCCAAGGTACAATAAAGACCTTAGGTGGACTAAGAAGGTTGAGGATGGTGATGATATAGTTGAAGAAGAACTTGAATTTAATTTAGCATCTTATTTAAGAAGGATTGAGGATGGTTGGAAACCAACATCAACATGGTATGAGAATATGTGTATGGCATTGAATAACAACGCTAGAAAAATAGCACAAGAGTTAGATGTTTCGTTCCTAGGTTCTGGGGGTAATGTTATCGAGGATGAAACTATCGATATGCACGATACGAAGAATGTAATGGAGCCTAAGTATGTTTCTGGTGTTGAGGAAGAATTCTGGATATGGGCAGAACCAGTTGAAGGTCATGAGTATATTATGGGTTGTTTAACTCTAGGTGAACAAGTTTTAACTGACTCTGGACTAATGAACATTGAAGAAGTTACATTAGATGATAAATTAATTAGTGAAGATGGTGGCTATATTGACATAATTAACAGACAAATATATCCAGTAATTAATGAGGATATATTTGAAGTTAAAATGGATAACACGTTTAGAACAACAACATTTACAAAAGAACACCCAATACTTATTAGTAAACCAACACTTAAACGTAATTATAATAAAACTCATAAGGTTTATGACTTCAATCAAAGGTATTGGGATTTTGATTTCAACTATACCAGAATGGAAGAGGTTGAGATTGGTGATTGGGTAAAAGTACCTAACATTTATAAAAAGAACATTGACGATATTTTAGATAATAAATGGGTAATAGAAGAACCAGTTAGAGATGACTTTAATATACATTCACCATTAGACCAAGAAGATTTTTGGTGGTTTATTGGAATGTGGTTAGGTGATGGTTGGTTAGGTCATTATAATAAAGACGCTTATTCAATTTCAATATGCTTTGATAAAGCACATATTGGGTATATTGAAAAATGTGAAGATATTATTAAAAGATTGTTTAAACGCTCACCATCATTTATAAATAAAGACTCAACATATGAGATTATATTTAATTCTAAATTCTTATATCATTTTATTTTAGAAAATTTTGGACAATATTCCGATGGTAAGAAAATTTCTGAATGGGTTAAATATATACCAAATAACCTTAAAGAAGTATTAATTAGAGGTTATTTCGATAGTGATGGTTGTTGGGTGGGTTATAATAAGAATGGGAAATTAGACTCTAAAGTTAGTTTTGTTAGTGTAAATTTATCGCTATTAGAATCAATACAAGATATTATTTTCTCGTTAGGGGTAATTTCATCATTAACTAAATTAAGAGATAGTAAAGAAATTGAAATAATGGGTAAATTATGTAATCAAAAAGAAGCATATAATTTAACCCTAGGTAATAGTGATAGTCTAGATTTAATAAAATTAATATATACAGAGGATGATATTAAATTAAATAAATTTAAACTTGATGAGTTTAAGGTTATTAATAGACGAACCATTAGTTCTTGTCATTTTGATGAAGATAAGGATTATATCTACTTTAAAATTAAAGATATATGTAAGAGTAAATACACTGGTAATGTTTATAATTTTGAATGTGATACACACACCTTTATGTGTCACCATATAACAACACATAATTGTGATGTATCTAGAGGTGATGGTGAGGATAGTTCAACTATAGTTTTAATCGATTTTACGACTATGGAACAAGTAATGGAATATCAAGGTAAGATACAACCAGATTTACTTGCACAACACGTATATGATTATGGAAATATGTATAAAGCATATACAGTAGTCGATATTACTGGTGGTATGGGTGTATCAACGGTTCTTAAATTGATTGAAATGAATTACAGTAATAAATTGATGCATTATGATAAGCCAACTGGGAACATACTACCTAACCAAGCTAGATTGAATACGGTTAAGAGCAAGGACAAGATACCAGGTTTTAATGCCAATGGTGTTCGTCTACCAATGATTGCCAATATGGAAAAATCACTTAGAGAGAATACGGTTAAGATTAGGTCTAGAAGACTTGTATCTGAAATGAAAACATTTATCTACAAGAATGGTAGACCAGACCACATGGAAGGTTATCACGATGATTTACTTATGTCTTTAGGGATGGCACTATGGGTGTTAGAATATTCGTTTAAAAACCTACAAAAAGCAAACGCACAAAACAAAGCAATTTTGAGTAGTTGGAGTACTGGTGGTTCAACTGTTAAAGAGATTAATAACGAAAGTTACGATGGTGGTTTTGTAGCAAACAATAACAAAGGGAAGAAAACGGCTCCAAGGCCAAGGTTTAATCCAAACGTGTCTAGAGGCATGCAAGACCCTAATGGGGATTACATGTGGTTATTTAGCGGAACAAGATAATAAATTATGAGTTTATGTAAAAAGGTATTTACAAGGAATAACGGACTTCAAAAAGGTGGACAATTATATAAATGGTGTCCAACTCCGAATGATAAAAGAGCAACTAAACTTGATACTGGTAAAAAGTATTACTGTACTGCTACACCACATTCTCAAGGTGAGGATTGGTTGGTAACTTACTTGTATGTTATTACTGTTGTTAATGGTGTACAACAAAAGATTGCATACGTTGCATGTGATTATGTAAAATAACCATTTATTTATTATTAAAATTCATTACATTATAGAAAAACATTAACTATGGCTAATAAGAGAAAACTCACAGTCTTTCAAAGAATGAATAACATGTTTGGTCCAGATGGTATAAACGTACCTAGAGACCAAACAAACAGATATTCTATTGGGAGCGGTGAATTACTAAAAACGGATAATAAGGCTGATTACGAGGCCGCAAAATTACAAGCACAACAATCGAAATATATTAGTGGTCAATGGAAGAAAGTTGATAACGAACTTTTCCAACAATCGATTCATTATGAGACAACTCGTGTTGGTTCATATTCTGATTTTGAGAACATGGAATTTTACCCAGAGATTGCAGCTGCTTTAGATATTATGATGGAAGAAGCGACCACTGTTAACGATAAGGGTGAGGTAATCAACATTTACTCAGATTCAAAAAGAGTTAAAAAGATATTAAAGGATTTATTTCATAACAGATTAGATATTCATACTTCATTACCAATGTGGACAAGAAACACTTGTAAATATGGTGATAATTTTGTTTTTTTAAATATTGATGATAAAGCTGGTGTTATTGGAGCTAAACAAATGCATAACTTTGAAATGGAAAGAAGAGAGGGTAGTATTTACGATGCAATTTCTAGACAACATTCAACTGGTGATAATAGAGATGATAGTAAGGTTAAGTTCTACTGGAAAGGTAGAGATGTTGAGTTTTCATCTTGGCAAATGGCACATTTCCGTTTATTAGGGGATGATAGAAGACTTCCTTATGGAACGTGTTTAAAATATAATTCTAGAGTTGAGACAAGTGAGGGGTATAAGGAGATAAAAGATATTGTTATTGGTGATATGGTTTATTCATTTGATGAGATGAAT